ATAAGCGCCGTATGGCAGCGAAAACCAAGGCCAGGGGGCCAACCTCCCCCAAAGTGTGAATCGGCGTCCAATAATGACCCCCACCGAAATCCACATAACACTTTGTTTTTGCGTCATTTATAGTCTTTTCGAGGGGGTCCAGATCGGCGCCGATCGTGACCCCTACCATTGACCAGAATCCACATAATTTCATAGAGTTACGACGATTTTTGGCGGGGTCATTATTGGACGCCGATTCACAGTAGAGCACCGACGCTACGCTTGAGCGCCTTCGAGATGTCCTTGACGGGCGTCTTGCTTCTGGAGTGCCTACGCAATTCCTTCTCATCTTGAGTCGACCAACCTCGACGAGCAACGCGCTTTGACTTCTTTGCAATCTTTCTTGGCATTTTCTGCTCCCGCCCTCTCCTGTTTTGTGTCTTGGCCATTGGTCCCTCCGAACGGGCTAGGCCAAAGCAACTTCCGAAACCGCCTGTCCCGCTTGAGATGCCATTCGCGGCTCATTGCTGCGCCTCGCGCATCGTATCGTTCGGCGTAAAGAAGAACCCAGTTCCGACCTCGCGTCGATTTTGCGCCAGTGCCAGCGTTATGTTGCTCAAGCCGCCGATCGAGATCGGTCGTCCACCCGACATAGGTTCGGTAATTGGGGGCCCCTTCACTCCCCAGGATGTAGACGTAACAGGTCATAATTCATCGCTGTAGCAGGCACTCGCCTACCGGACGTCCTGTCTATTCCGCTCTAGCGCCCTCGCCTCAGCAAGGATGCCAAGAAGAAGTCTGCGTGCACCTTCATGTAACTTCAGAAGATTAGAGGCCTGCAATAGAGACGCAACCGGTGCTAGCCAACTTCCCATGATTCGTTTCGGAGCGCCGCCTGCCAAGGGGCGAACCGACGCCTTAGTCTTTGGATCGCGGCGGTAGTTTGCTTCCGCCACACAGAGTTCCCCCGCTTGCCAAAGGAGTTCGCCTTGCTTCACCTCAACGTCCTCAATGGCGTTGGCCAAATCCTTCGGGGCCCAGCCTTTGACAGCCCTATCGAATTCTCGGAATGCCACCCCTGCTTGCACCCAACTTATCCAGGCGGTTCGGAGAGCCTCGAAATCCGTGCCTGTCGGCATGGCTCGCGAAAGACGCCGTAGCTCTCCAACAACCTCCTCATCCGTCCCGCCGGCGATCAACCAAGGCAGTTTTGCCGCGAGAACCATCGCAGCGAAACGGAACTTGATTGCGTCAGTGCTCCCGCGAGCCCAATCAGGAAAGCACCATAAGGTCAATGCCGCAGTAAGTCGGGGCGAGGCGATTGCTGACTCGAATGACGCGCGCGCATCTATGGAAGATGAGTTGAGGTGCTTTTGAAGCACACAGGGGGTACCCTTCGAGCCAAAGAACAGAGCACTCCACAGGCGATCGGTTATGGAAGCAAAATCATCTTCTGAAATAATCTGGTCTACGAGCCCCTTTCTTAGCAGCAGAGCCGTGGCAGCAATGTCGGCACCCAACCGTTCTGGCGGCCTGCCAGCGATGAAATCATCGGCGCCCATTGCTGTGACGACGTTTTCAAGTGCCCCCACTAGTTTCTTACGGAGTCGTGAACTTTCTTCGGCTCGACGACGCTTCGCCTGCTGCTGTTCGATGGCTATTTTGGCTTTCGCGTTCTGGATTTCCTCGGGTTCGCTATCGTCGACAGAATCGTCACTCGGTTGAGCAGATCCTGGGGCTTCCTCCTCGTCACCGGTTTTTTCCGTATCGGTGAGGGTGAAGTACGCGGTGAAAGCTCGTAAAAAATCGGCCTCGCGGAAGCTGCCGGGTAACGTCGAAACGGGACCGACCCGCGGGCGTCCAAAGCTCTCTGAGAAAACGTCTTCTATATTGTAGCTACGAGCATGGGTTGGGGTGCCGTCCTTCCCCCCCGTAGTCGAGTACGCGGCTCGTCTTGTCGGCTGCTGCAAGTGTTGATGGAGCAGCTGCAGAATTTCGAACATGCCACTAGCAGAAAGTGAGCCGGCTTCTGCCGCTTCCATAAGCTTCGCGGCGATACGACGTTCTGGAACCGAGATGCCTAAGCTTGCCTCGTCATCTACCCAGGCAGGCTCCGATGACACCTTCAGTCCGTCTGCGAGTGTGCCGTGCAAGCGGATAGATCTGGGGCATCTATTTAGGCGGACCCGCGCGGTTTCCTTAGTGAGGTGATCACTGCATGGCTTTCTCGTCCCGTCATCGATTTCGACGGCGAGGTCTCGCAAGGAGGCATCAGACTTAAACGCAAATTCGAGGGTGCCATCAGCAAATCGCGCGGCTAAGATCCGCACGGGTCGAGTTGGCACTTCCCATTCCTCTGAAGGTGGCGCCTCAGGCAATATTGGCGGCCCCTCCAAGATCTTCAAATCGGCTAGCAGCTCGTCAGCTTGTTCGTGGGATGTCTCCTCGACTGCGACTAGTTCAGCGTTGCCCCATGTTCCATCTGCCATCAGCGCAGCTCTAGAGATGTTCGCGCTACCGACGACCAGCAATGTCGTCTTGGGCCGACGGAACGCAAACAGCTTTGCGTGAATAAATCGAGACGGATCGGTGTCAACGCTAGTTAGTTCTACGCTCGCAGGAAGAGATGCGGCCGCTGATGCCGACAGCCCGACATGGTTTCTTTGGAGCAGCGTTCTAATTGGCACTCGACTCCGTCGAGCAAATTCCCCCAGGGCCTCCCCATCAGGATCATAGTAGGGGGCGCAGACCGTCACGTGTTGGACGTCGTTTCCGGCTAGATCAACGATCCTGTCTAGCAACGGACGGTTACCGGGAACGCCGTGCAGGCCTGCTGGTTCCGGAAGGTTGACCGCCCATGAATTGGCAGTCTGGTCGAATGCTGCCTGTACCTCCTCGGAAATGCTCTCTGTTTGAGGGATCATGCTGAGAACCGTGTCGAGATAATCCCTGAACGCCGAGATAGCAGGCATTCCGTCAGCATTGCTGTCGTAGGTTGCCCAGATCTCGTGATTGGCGCCCAAGCCACCATGCGTGACGTTGCCACTGCCAACAGCAAGCGCTGCCTTGCTCGGACCTGCTAGAAGAATAGCCTTGGGGTGAAAACGACGCCCAACCCCCATTTCCACTGGGATGACGCGGTAGTGTCGACCGAGCCCCTCAAGCAAATAACGTTGCTGCCGATAAGACCCGGCTGCACACGCGCCATCTGCAAAAATGGTCAGCTTCGGATGCCCGCACTTCCGAAGACGAGATCGCACGAGCGACTGAAGAAACAGAAAATCGATATTGTGGGTGAGTACAATTGCCGATGTGGCATCCGTCATCGTGCCACAGACCCACTCGATGACGTTTCTCTTCATGGCACACCACCATCAGGTGGCACGAACTTACCGTTGTCTCGGCGGAGTTCGCCAACGTCTGTGAGGATGCGCAGTACGTTCGTGAGTCTATCATTGCTCTGGCCTGGCGACATGCCGATACCAGTCGGGCGCAGGAGCGGCCCATCGGGAAAGAAGCGGAGCGAGCACTTCTGCCCAGCACCCATTTTGCGAAGCGTCGTTTGAAGATGCGCGAGAGCGGTAAATTCAACAAGCCTCTCTAGAAGTTTTGAGAACGGCTCCTCCTCTGCAGCCTCGATGATGTCGACTGCCCGCTCTCCCGGGCTTGTAGGCTTGCGGTCGATATGGCCATCCCTTCTGATCATTCTGGTCTGGCTCGCCGTAGCAGCGAGAATGGCTACAGCTGCAAGGGCCTGGTTGCTCGGTGCAAGGTGCCGTAACTCGCCCGTCGGAATTCTTTCGCCAGAGAAAAGCCGCTCAGGGACTGAAGCAATACCCTCAATAGCGGTCGATCCCCAGGCTTCTGATGCGCGTGGCCAAACCTCGCTGAGGAGTGGCGAGATCTCGAACGAGCTCATCCAGTCAGAGACGATCTGACCTATCGAGGCTTCCTCAAATTCGGTGAGGCTAGTCGTCAGTGCTGCAAGAAGGAGTTCCAAGGCGAAATGGCATCGGCGGCGGTACTCGTACTCGGCCCACGTGAACGCGATCCGATCTTCCGACCTTGCTTCGATGCAGTTCTTGAAGTTTCGCACCAAGAGACCGCCTGCATTGTCTGGCTCCGAGGCTAGCAGCGCGTTGGCCCATGCAATCGTTCCGTTGATGCCGTCGTATGCCCTGGCAACGCGGGCTTGTTCCGGCTCGTTGCCTGGATCCCAAGGGCTCACCAGTGCGTCATGGAGAAGCCTCGCTTCCTCGCCAGAACTCATTAGTGAACCTAGCGAAAAGTCTGGAATGGCACTTTCGGCCAGCGCTCGAGAAAATACTGTCCCGCTGGAGATCGCAGTCATGACGGGAGAACCCTGAAGACGCGTCCGTCGGACCTCCCAGATCTTCTTTCCGCGAGGGCTCAATCGATACGGGACAGTTTCATCACCGTCATGCACCAAACCTATCGCTCTGCACGGACCGAGATATGTTCCCAGGATTGCTCCACCTCGGTCATCAGGAAACGTCACGGGCTCGCCGTTGACCAACTGACTAAGTTGATCTTGATGCAAATTGGCGCCAAGGGCCCCACTGGCATCTACGCCATTGAGCTCAGCGTCCAATCGGGTGGCTGCGAGAGTTACGAACTCGACCCTTCGCAGATAGATCATAAGACTGTCCCAATCGAACCCCTCCGGGGCCCGCTCGACCAGGAAATTTCCGAGCGACCACGGAAGGATCGACAAGTACCGAGCGCGCTGGGAGATAGTTGTAATGCCATTGACCAAGGCGAGTTCGACCGCTTGGTCGATGCCTCGGACGCCTAGTATGTCGAGGCCTTGGGTGGTGTCGAGAAGGTCCTCTCCCCAGGAAATCATCGTTGCAAGCGTTCCCCGCGTCGCCACACCCAAGGCATCGTGAACTCGCCGGACCAGATGTTGATCCGGCTCCGTCGGGCAGCATCCTCGTCGACAACGTAGTCAAACGAATATCGCCGGAATGCAACGGCCCACCCACTTGTGACCATCCAGCGGTTCAAGTCCATGTCGCCTTTGAAGCAAACTGCGACGATCCGACCGTAACGGTCCAGATCGCGGGACTGGCAGCTCACGGTCGCGCGCCCGATCCGATCGGCCAGTGCGAGCGCCGCCTGCTGGCCACAGCGCCAGTGTTCGCCGGACGGACGGGTGCACAGCTGACTGCTCTCGGGAGTGTCGATGCCGTGGAAACGGATACGCTGGCCGTGGATTTCAATGGAGTCGCCGTCGATGACGGAGGCGACACCAATCATACTGTTTTGCGCGGAGAGCGGGATGGCGGTCCCAAGCTCGAATAGAAATCCGAAGAATATTGCGCGCCACGCCATGGTCATCGCCCAATCTTCAATGGCTCGTCGATCTCCTCCGCATCGCCGGTTTCGCCGTGCACTTCTTCTCGAATGACCCTCTCGGTGATCTCGGAAAGGTAAGCGACCAGGGCGGCATCCAACTCCCGGAACTCCGGCCATAAGACCTGCTCGATGAAACTCTTGGGCGCCTTGACCATGATGGTCTGACGGTGCATCCGCCGATGCCGGAATGGCCGCAGGCCGTAGCGCCGGCATAGCGCTATGAACAGCTGGCGTGACCAAGCATCGGGAATCGAGAATTTTACCTCATCTGGCTTTTCCTTGCCTGCTGTCTGATCAAGACGCTTGCGGATACGCTCTGCGGCTGCACCGGCAGCGGCCTTCTCGCCACCTGTTTTTGCGCCAGCGAACAGTGCCTCGATCTTGCGCAGCTTGTCGCGAAGGATCTGCTCAGGAGTCATCAAATTCGCTCACAGCCTCTTCGCGGCCCAAACGACGCGGCCGACGATGTTCACCTCCTCGGCGTCGCGCTCGTAGCTCTGGTACTTGGGGTTGATCGACTTGATCAGAACCCTCGGGGGATCCGAGTTGATAACATGCTCGACGCGTTTGGCGACCAGCCCCATGCCGTCCCAGACCACGAAGATGCCGGGCGGCACCGGCACGCGCTGAGCGGTGTCGATCAGGATGCGGTCGCCCGAGGAGAGAAGCGGCTCCATCGAATCGCCGTCGATGGTGATGATGCGCAGGTCTTCGGTGCGCGCCCGGAACTCGTGGCGGATGACCGGATCCGGGAACAGCCAGGCTCCCTTTGACTCCTCGAGGCCGTCGTGGAAGGCGCCGGGACCGGCGGAAGCGCGAACATCGATCTCGGAGATCGCGGAGAAGCCTTCGCGCTCAGGTACAGATTTCGAGCGCGGCCGCTTCCTGCGTGGCACTTGCGGATGGCGCAGTTCCGCATCGTCGACACCCAGGAACCTGGCCAGCGCCTCGCGCACATCCTCGGGCAGCACCTTGGGCGTACCCCGATAGATAAATTGATGCATGTAGGCGAGGTTCTTGCCGGCGGCTTCCGAGGCTTTTTTGAGGTTGGTGCCGCGATCATCGATCAGCTTCACCACCTTACGCCGGATCGGATCGAGCTGCATGGTGGGGTGCTAACGCCTTGATCTGGTTATGTTGGAAATTGCCAATTTCTTTTCGTTGACGCCATAGCTGCATAGCCCTTTTATGCGGGGCATGGCAAGAACATTCAGCGAACGCTTTGCCTCCCGGGTCGAGGCCTTTCTCGAGGCTTACGGCTTTAAACCCGCCGAGTTCGGCCGGCAAGCCGTTGGCGACCCTGCCTTCGTCCTCAATCTGCGGCGGGGCCGCTCCCCCACCTTGGCAACGGCCGACAAGGTGCTCGCCTTCATCGCCGAGCTTGAGGCCAAGGAGGCCCCAAAGGGCCCGGGCAGGAAGCGGAAATGACCGATATCCCTCTCCGGCACCTCAATCAGGTCGAGCTTGCCCGGCGCTGGTCCTTGAGCCACCGCACCTTGGAGCGCTGGCGCTGGGAGGGGCGGGGGCCCCGCTATCTCAAGGTGGGCGGCAGGGTCGTCTACCGCGTTCAAGACATCGAGGCCTTCGAAGCCGAGCAGATGCGAACCAGCACGCTGCCGCCCGTTCGGATGCTTGGGGGTGCGCCATGACCCGCGGCGCCACCCTCCTGCTCGTACGGCCTCGAACCGAGATCGAGTTCCTGGGTTGGCTCGGCCAGGCGAGGCCCGGCGAGGCGATCGCCTACCACCGTGGCTTCCTCGCCGCAGACCGCAGCTCTCCCCCCAATCGCGATCTCAATCGTCTTGCCAGACGCGCCTTGTGGGCCGCTGAGCACGGGCTCGTCGATCTCGTCCAGCAGAGGCACGGGCCCGAGGATGCGAGCTACCTCGCCATCGCCCGTCGCCGCACCGAGAGCCTCTCCAGCCTGATCGGGACGGACGTGTCATGAACGGCTTCGACCTTCATGGCATCGAGCACCTCTCGGCCTCGTCCTTGAACCTGTGGGCTTCCGAGCCCGCGGTGTGGGCGCTGGAGCGCCTCCTAAGCCACCGCAGCCCTCCTTCCGCATCCATGGCGCGCGGCAAGGCGGTCGAGGAGGGGGTCAGCCGCGGACTGACCGATCCAGAACGTCCGCTTCAAGCCTGCGTCGAGGCGGCGCTCTCCTGCTTCGACCGCGACATGGCGCTCAACCCCGATGAGCGTCGTGACAGCGAGCGCGCATCGATCGCCGGCTATGTCGAACACGGGCTTCAGGAGCTTCGCCGCTACGGCGTCCCGACCGCCTATCAGGACCGGGTCGAGATGCGTCTCGACGACGTGCCGGTCCCGCTCATCGGCTTCATCGACTGGCGCTTCGACCAGCACGGGCTGATCGTCGATCTCAAGACAACCGAGCGTCTGCCCGCTGCGATCTCCCTCTCCCACGCCCGCCAGGGATCCATCTACGCCCGGGCGCATGGCAATTACGGCATGCGCTTCGCCTATGTGAAGCCGGTCGCCACCAAGAAGGACGGACGCGCCGTCTGCGTCTACGAGCTGGAGCGCGCCGAGATCGACCGGCAGCTTACGGCCCTGCGCCAGATCGCGCTCAGGCTCGAGCGTTTCTTGCGGCTCTCAACCGACGCCCGCGAACTCTGCGGCCTGATCGTTCCCGACTACGAGCGCTTCCATTGGAACAACGCCTTCACGCGTGCGCGTGGCGCCGAGGTGTTTGGTTTTTGAACCCAGCAACCCTCAAGGAAAGGAGAACCTAAATGACCACTCTCAACATCGGCGGGTCCGGCAATGTTAGGCCGATCTGCAAATACAATGCGAAGGCGGACAAGTGGTTCATCCGCGGCGCCGACGGCGAAGACGTGGAGATCGACGCCCCCACCTTCGTCGCCGACTTCGACAACATCGCCACCGGCTGGTTCCGCTTCCGCGAGGGCCAGGCGCCGGAGCGGGTGATGGATCCGAGCCTGGAACAAGCCGCGCCGCTTCCCGGCGAAGGCTTCAAGCGCGGCTTCGTGGTGATGACCTACAGCCCCAAATTCTTCGGCGGCCTGGCCGAGTTCGGCAGCGCCTCGATCCATCTGTCGAACGCGATCAAGGAGGTCTTTGCCGAGTACGAGGCGGATAAGCCCAAAAACCCCGGCAAGCTCCCGGTGATCGTCTGCACCGGATCGCAAGCGATGAAGGATCGCTACGGGACGAACTATCGGCCGACGCTGAAGATCGCCAAATGGGTCGAGCGGCCGGCCGAGTTGCCGAGCGTCAGCCCCATCGCCGCTGGCGACACCTGGAATGGCGCCGCCTCTGCACCTCCCGCCAGGACCACCAGCCAGCACGTGCCGCCGCCGGCGCCGAAGCCTGCCGCGGATCCGCTCGCAGAAGCGGTGTTCTAAAGCCTCTCCCTCCGGAGGGCTTTTAGCCCTCCGTTTTTTTATCACCCGGCCAGCCAGCGATGGATATGTCGAACGTCCAGCCCATGATCGAGCCAGATCCGGCCCAGATGCGCCGCCATGCCGGCCATCTGTTCGAGGGCTGGCTCGACGGCTGCCACGAGGGAAAGATCGAGCTTGCCTGGACATCAGGCCAGGACGGCAGGCTCTGCTACGCGGCGATCTTCGGCACCGACGAGCTCGACGAGCTGGTCGAGAGAGCCGTCCTTGAGAACCGCAAGCCCGGGCAGAACGTCTATGTCGGGATTGCGCTGCGCAAGCCGGAGATCGCGCCTTTCGGCCGCTGCAAGGACGATGAGTTCTTCGCGCTGACCGCCTTCTACGCCGATATCGACGACGACGTCACCGCGACCGCCTCGATCAATTACCGCAACCGCGGCTGCCCGCCGACCGGCGTGGTGATCACCGGGCGTCACCCGCATCTCCGCGCCCAAATGCTGTGGCGGCTGAAAGAGCCGGTTCGCGATCCCGAGACCTGCCGCCGGCAGAATCTGGCTTTAGCTGTAGCCCTCGGCGGCGATACGTCAGTCGTCAACCCGAGCCGCGTCCTTCGCCTTGGCGGCTCGATCGCCTGGCCGGTCAAGGAAGGGCGTGTGATCGAGCGCACCGACTTCCTCGATTTTGACGACGGACGGCCCAAGGCTTATCTGGCGGAGCAGATCGCGCGCGCGTTCCCGCCGGTGCAGCCGTCGCCGGCTTCGACATGTGCGAGCGCGGCGCCGCGCGTCGATGACGCTGCGCCATCGTCGTCAACGCTGCAGATCGGCACCTCGAACCTCTCGGTCGATGCCTGTCTCGAGCGCATCCGTTCAGGCGACCATTGGCACGACAATCTCGTCCGCCTCGCCGGGCACTGGATCTCGCGCGGCTGGTCCGATGCGGAGATCCTGACCGCCGCCGAGGCGCTGACGCTGCCCGGCTACACCGCCGCCGACACCAGACGCGAAGTGGCGCAGATGATCGCGGGTGGAAGGCGGAAATGGGCGGTGCCCAATCCCGGCAACACGATCGAGGAGAAAGACCGGACGCCTTTCGTGCTGCACCCTGTCGGCCTGCTTCAGCCGTCGAAACGCCCGCCGCGGGATTGGCTCGTGCGTCACCGCCTGATGCGCAAGCATACGACCGTGACGGCCGCGGCCCCCGGCGTCGGCAAATCGACGCTGACCATCGAGGAGGCGGTCTCGCTCGCGAGCGGGATGGATTTCCTCGGCTTCGGCGTCGACAGGCAGCGCAAAGTCGCGGTCATCAACAACGAGGAGACCCGCGACGAGCTCGAGCGGCGGATCGAGGCTGCTTGCGTCCGGTTCGAGGTGCCGTTCGAGGCTATTGCCGGCACGCTCTACCTGCACAGCGGCGTCGACGCCGAGAAGTTTATCGTGGCGCGCCGGGGAGAGCACGCGAGCGTCGTCGTCCAGGTGCGGGCGCATCAGCTGGCGCAGTTCCTACGCGATGCCGCGATCGACCTCCTGGTGATCGACCCGTTCGTCCAGATCCACACCGTATCGGAGAACGTCAACGAGGAGATCGAGCAGGTCATGATGGCGCTGCGCGATATCAGCGTCACCGCCAATTGTGCCCTCCACCTCGTCCACCACACCCGCAAACCACCGGCCGGGACCTCGCACCAGGCCGGCGACATCTTCGCGGTGCGCGGCGGCGGCGCCATCGTCGGTGACGCGCACTTCGTGTTTACCCTGGCGGATATGGGGCAAGCGGACGGCGAGGCGCTGAATGTCGCCGATGCCGACCGCAAGAAGTTCATCCGGCTCGACGACGCCAAGGGCAAGCTCGCGCCGCCAAGCGGGGCGCTCTGGTTCGAGCGTGTCGGCGTCATGATGCCCTACGGGCTGATCGGCGAGGAGGTCGGGGTCCTGGTGCCGCGTTCCTTCGACGAGAAGCCGGACGGGATCACGACCGCCCTCGCCAAGGAGATCCTGAAAGAGATCGATCGACGCTGGCGCGAGGGCAATCCGGCGAGCGCTTCTCCCCAGAGCCCCCGCTATGTCGTGCCGCTGATGGTTCGGAACCACGGCTGCAGCCCCAAAGCCGCGCGCAGCCTGCTGCGTGACTGGATCATCAACGGCATGGTCGCGACCCGCGCTTACGACAATCATACCAAGGCTCAGGGTCTGCGGGTGCTGAGCTGGCCCGGAGACAACTATGGATAGCGTTTCTCTGTTAGACAACCGGTTGCGGAGGTTGCGGAGGTTGCCTCGTAACCCATTGAAATCATTTGCGGAGCTGTGTTGCGGAAGTGCGGAGGTTGCCTTGCAAGTCATTGAAATCATTGCGGAGGTTCTGCGGAACGTTGTGTCCCCTAATACCCCCTTACGAACTTCCGCAGCGCGTCAGCGCGCTGCGGAGTTCGTTCGACGCGTGCTCGAGGCCTTGCCATGAGGCGCCCCTCGAGGCTGCAGCTCGGCGCCGCAGCTCAAGCGATGGCGCCGTCGGCCTATCGCATCAATGCGCTGATCGAAGGCCTCGACCAGACGGCACTCGCCATGGAGCGCAAATGGGGTGTCGGCCGCTTACGGCTGATCGTCTCCGACTTCCTGCGCGCCAAGTTCGACGAGCAGAAGGACAGGCTCGACGCAGCAATCGCGTCCGGCGAGGAGCGCTACGTCGAGCTCCAGGTCGAGGGCATGACGCGGGCCTGGGAGACGCTCGACAGGGCGGCAACCGAAGCGGGCGAGAAGCCGCCCGCGCCGCAAGTCTGGGAATGCGTGCTGCCCGGAAGCGGCGAGGTCGTCTCGCTGGTGCGCACCGACGCGGAGGCCCACCACGTCGCCCGCGAGGGCCGCGTGTTCACCACAGCCGAGGTCGGGATCCTGATCGAGGCGCTCGGAGCCGGCGTGCTCAGCGTCAAGCAGAGATTCCGCGGTGCAACCATTGCCGCCGTGCGTGACAGCAACCCCATCGACTGGGAGCGCGGCGATGAGATCCCGTTCTGAGGGAGCAGCAGCCATGGACGCGATGACGGAAGCGACGCTGCTCTGCCTCGACCTCGGCAACACAACGGGGTTCGCGTTGCGCACGGCAGACGGCCGGATCGTCAGCGGCACGGTGTCGTTCCGCCCGAGCCGCTACGACGGCGGCGGCATTCGCTATCTCAGGTTCCGCGGCTGGCTCGACAACGCGGCCGAGAACGCTGGCGGGATCGGCGTCGTCCACTTCGAGGAGGTTCGCCGGCATCTGAGCACCGACGCCGCGCACGTCCATGGCGGTCTACTCGCGACTTTGACGTCATGGTGCGAGCTGAGCGGCATCGCCTACCAGGGCGTGCCCGTCGGCACCATCAAGCGGTTCATTACCGGCAAGGGCAACGCCGACAAGGACGCGGTGATCGCCGCAGTCCGCGCGCGTGGATTCAATCCCGCCGACGACAATGAGGCGGACGCGCTTGCCATCCTGCTGTGGGCCATCGAGACGGACGGAGGCGTGCGATGACGCGGGTCAGACTTCCTGATCGCCGTACCGCCGAAACCATCGCGCTCGAGCACGACGGCACGCGCTTCATGGTCACGATCGGGTTCTACCCCGACGGCAGGCCGGGCGAGGTGTTCACCCATGGCGCGCGCAGCGGCTCCGCTCTCGACGCTCTCCTGGCCGACGCCTGCGTGGTCGCCTCCTGTCTGATCCAGCACGGCGTCGATCCGCGTGACTTGGCGAGCAGCATGGGACGGCTCGGCGGTGCCGAACCGGCCTCGATCATCGGCGCGGTCATCGACCTGGTCGCAGCTGCAAGCAGCACTCGGCAGCAAACCAATACGGAGGTAAGCCAATGACCTCCGAACAAATCCTCGAACAGGCCGCCGCCATCATCGCCGAGCGGGGCGCGGCTTATGGCGACTTCGGCGAACAGGTCGCGGCCATCGCCAAGCGCTGGTCGATCACGCTGGATCGGCACGTCACGCCCACGCAGGTCGTGCTGTGCATGATCGATCTGAAGCTGACGCGGCTGCGTCATGATCCGACGCACCGGGACAGCCTTCTGGACATCATCGGGTACACCGCCCTGCTGCCGGAGGCGCTGCGATGAGATGGCACCCCAAGGGCTATGGCGGCAGGCGGCGCTCGCCCGAGGACATCAGGCGCGACGGCTGGCGCGAGCAGGGACTGCTCGCGATCGCGGTCGATGATCACCGCCTAACCTGGCCCGAGCGCGAGCTTATCCGCCAGCTGGGAGAGAAGCTCTACGGCAGGACTGGCAGGGAGACCGGCAATGGCTGAACCGGGTTGGACGCCCTCGCTGGTCGAGGAGAGGTTCGTGGAAGCCGCCGACGTGATGAAGCGGCTGCCCGAGGTCGGGGTGCCTGGCTATTTCAGCACCTGGCCGAAGATCGTCCACGACTTCGCCGACCGCGTCGAGCAGGAGCCACGGCCTCTTAGCCGTCCTCGTCCGAGCCCTGAGGCCATCAGCCGGATGGAGGAGACGCTTCGGTGGCTCCCCTGGCTCGAGCCTATCGATGCCCGGATCGTGTGGCTGCGGGCAAGCGGCGAGCGCTGGAAGACCATTTGCTGGAAGGTTGGTCTTGGCCGCACCGCCGCCAACCAGCACTGGCTCTATGCGCTCTGCGTCATCGCCTGGAAGCTCAACGGCCGGGAGCCGTCACGGCGCCGCTCGCGCCGGCAGATCATCGAGGTCACGCGCGCCGCAAGGAGCGAAGCAGAGAGAAAAATGTGCGCGCACATTTTTGCGGCGGACAATTCCGCTCTGAAACGCTAGGTTCGTCGCCAAGCTCAGGCGAGGCGCGTGCGGGTGGCAAATGAGCAGATGATGCGGCGCTTTACTACCATACTGCTGCTCGCCGGTGCGTTTTTCGTAACAACGGCGGCAGCTGAACCTCCAGGACGAGTATCGCCTTGCCCCGCCGAGGGAGACTTCCAGACGCTTCCGGCAGGGATAGACCTGGATAGCGCCAATCGCGTGTGGTGCTGGATGAAGCAACAGGTGAATGCGCCCCTGGCCCTAGCTCCGCCCCCGGTCTTCGTAGGCGCGCTCCGATCGAACAAATACAGCGTCTTCGTATTCCCGACACAGGAAGCCCCCGACGACCCGTTCTCTGTCGAGATAGCTGCAGACACGGTGCAGTACGAAGACCCCCTTTTCGTGCTGTGGGCCTTGGGGCATGAACTGGCGCACGGGCTTTTCACGCTGCGCTCATTCGGCTTCAAGGAGCAGACCACCTATCCGGCAGCATTGCCCCACGTTCAGCACTGCGACCCCGAATTCCAGCGGGTGACAAGAGGCGCGGCCGACGTGCTCTGGGACATCTGGCACAGCAGCGATCAGACGTCGAAAATGCTAACAGTTGACAACGACATCCACGGGCGCGAGTGCGCCTACGCATCGAACCTGAGTCGCTTGGAGGAAGGCCATGAACAGCCGGGCCTTGAGAGACAGTAATATACGCGCACATTTTCGAGCGGACAAATCGGCCTGATATGTCGCTAGGAATGGTCGCTATGCTCGGGCGAGGCGCGTGCGGACGCTGAGGGCCTTCAGGGCTGATATGCAGAACACGAATAGCGCTTGTTGGACGGCATAAGGGACATTGGAACACGAATGAACAAGAAGCTTTTGCTGGTCTTTTTGGGGCTGTTGCTCGGGTTTGCCGGCGGCGCAACGGCTGGCTCTGATGACAAATCCCTATCTTGCGTCAAAGAAGTGCCCAACCCGATGAGTTTGGCCGTCCGTCAAAATTACGTCATGTCGTGCATAAGCAAGGCTGATGATCTAACGATCACAAAAATTTCTGCGAACGACGGTGCCTGCGCCTGTTTAGCTTACAATTCAATTACGCATATGAAGCTGAGAGACAGGTTCATGGCAACTTGCGTCGACGCCGGCAATCCGTGCGATTTTACGGAAGTGCGGTTTGAAACTAGCGCAGGGGAGATCGTTCTTACGTGGGACCCGGAATCGCTCGAATAAGTCGTCCGCCGCGAGCGAAGCAGAGAGAAAAATGTGCGCGCACATTTTACGAGCGGACAAATCTTTTTTCTGAGGATAGATTTTTCATCATGCTCGCGGGAGGCGCGCGCGGATCACGCTCGCGGACGGAAGTACCAGTCTTCCACCTCCCAGAAACGCAATTCTTCGACAGCGCCAAATGCACGCCCGCACCGCAAAGCGCGAGCGCGAC